AGTTTACTAGCTGGAACACGATAAGCCAACTCTGATTTGGGTCTATCCATACCATCTTGGATAGGCTTGAAGAAGAAAGGATAATTAATCGATATAGGCACGACTTTATCGGTAAACATTTTTTTAGCATCAGCTCCTGATTTAGACAATATACCAAATCTACTATCACTTGATATTGTGGCTTGGTTTACTGTTTCTGCTGATGACATAAAAGAAAAACCACTACGTCTATTTTTAAGATAACACATTCCATAACTTCTTGAATCAGCTTTACAAGCCTCCCAAAATATGTAGAACAATCTATTAGCTTCTCTAAAATCTGGAGCACCAACATCTATTTTGCTCCATTGTAAGTACATGTAGTGAGTTCCTGTAATATAAGTTGGAATATCATCATTTTGAAACCAAAAACCTTCCTCTCTTCTTTTGAATTCTTCATCTATATAATCGTACCATTGATCTTTTTGTTCTTCTGGATATTCTCTCCAATCAAATATATTTTTAAGTTTCTGCAATGGCTTTGGCTCTTCTATTCTTTGCCATTTGTTCTTATCGTTTTTATATACTTCTTTTGGAGCTTTAGGCAAAGCTATTTTTAAACCTTGAATATCATATATCTCGCCAATTTGACCTGTCTTAGAAATAACTACAATATCATTTTCTTTATCATAACCATACCTCCACTTCTTAGATTTGTTTAATCTTTTTAAAGTGTTTATCTTTACTGGTTCAATTATTTTATATAAAGATTGCTCGTACATTATTTTTTAGATCTACCTTCTGCAAAGCCTTTAAATACTCTTTCTTTTTTATCTTCAACTACTTTACCTTCTAATATATTTTCTTCTTCTTGTATTCTATTTAATATTTCAAATGCGTCAAATATAGCTAGCTTTTTAGTTGCGGCCGCGTTTTTAAGACGATCAGCAGACACGTCATCTTCACTATGCGTGATGATTTGTTCTTGAGCAACTTTAATTAATTCCTCAACCGCTTTGTGCCCAGCTTGGATTATACGTTTCTTCGTTTCTTTTATTTCCATATTTTATTGTAATATATTTTGTATACGCTCGGTATAATTTATGACCGTCTATAATAAATTCATGTTTATATCCAGACGACAAACCCACAAGTTCTCCTTTATTAAATTTATCACTATACTCTACTATACCAACTTTGTCTAGCTCTTTTTCTAAAGCATAATCGCTGCTATCTACAACAGGTTTAACAAACGTCCAGCCTTTAGGTGCTTCCCAACCATCACCTTTATCAAATAAATATATTTGGTCAGATGATATTATATAAGTATTATCATCAAAATAAGAACCACTGTTGCGCTCTTTGCCTTTTATATCATGCCACCGTCTAAATACGTTGTGATGAATTATAACTTTATCTCCAATTGATATATTTAAGTTATCACCAACCATAGGCACACTAACAACCTCAGCATGCCTATTTATGAATTGATGATTAAATATTTCAGTATTTAATATTAAATCTTTATCACCAATCTTTTTGATGTTGTTGTAGCGCTCTCCAATTGGTTTAACTACAAAATTATAAACACTTTGCATATTAATATTCTAGGTTATATTCGATAGATATAGCCATATTTTTATTGAAGTCTTTCCAGGGTAAAACTTCATTACCTTTTCTGATATATATAGAATACTTATCCTCTTCTTCTATAATATCACAAATAGTATGACCACCATACACTTCTTGCCCTACGGAATAGTGCATTGAATCTATCTTGTAGTCTTTACCTACTGTTATTTTTCTAATGAGCTGAGTCGTCATTAGCTTCAGTATCAGGATAGGTTATTTTACCCGTGTTAATATCTAAATCAAACTTACCGTATTGCTCTTCTAATTTACCGTGTATTTCGTTCATTCTTTTATTTACACCATCTAAGTCGTGTAACAAAGAATGCTTACGAGCTGAAACGTTACCAATCTCTAGTTTAATTTGATTAGATAAAGAAATTACTTGTTGAACTTCTTTTAACTGTTCATCTGTGATTTTTTCTGGCTTAGCAGCCAAGTCGATTGATTTTCCCATTTAATTTAATTTAATTAATAATTGTTATACTTTCATGTCCGCATAGGACAATCCTAAGAAGCTATGAACACCTTCGCCATCAATATCTACCTTGTAACTATCCCAAGCATCGTGGTCGCCATCTAAATCACCATCTTCATTGATAGTTAGATCTTTCCACAATACATCTACGTGATACATCTCAGATAGTACTGGAGCTGTAAGTTCATTACCTTCCTCATCATAATCACCTGGTGTGATTACAATATTACCTAATTCAACGATACAATGCTTATGAGTTGGGTATGTATTACCATCTTCATCTGTAGCAGTGCCTAATGCAGCTATTTTACTTTTAGCTGTAGACTCGTTTGTAAATTCGTATTTTCCTATTTTATTCATAATTAACTTGTTAACTCATCTAACTGAGTGGTGTTAAACGCTTCTTTATATATTTTCAATGCCTTTACTTTAGACAGACCTTGTTGTGCTACGTAACCGCCTTCATTAAAGTGTAGTCTATTTATAGAAGTAGTAGGAGTCCAAACAAAAGTAGATGTGTTTAATTCTTCTTCTCCATCAGCGTATACTATAAAACTGCCGTTTTTAAAAGCAATAGCAACTTTATTTGTATTATTATTCAGTGTAACATTAGCTGAAGTGCCTGTGCCTTCTGGCTCGTAATATGTAATAACTCTTAAAGCTCCAGCGGAATTTGTAAAAACGTGTATAGAGTTAGACGTGCTTCTATTAAAATTAAATATTTCTGTATTCTTTTCATATCCTTTTAGCTCTAAATAAATTGTACCTTCTTCTTGTGGTATATCAATCTCATCTATACCCAGTCTTGACACTACGTCTGCATCTCTAGTTACTGTACCGCCATTAGTAGGTATGTAAGAAGTTGCGTAGGATTGCTCTTCCACTTGTGCGCCCCAAACATAGATACTACTAACTCCATCACCTACAAAAGATACATGAGCACTACTATCTTCAACTACTATACTAAAATTATTTGGCGCATTCGCTAAAAATGTTACAGAGCATCTGTACCAACCATTACCATAATTTTCTATATTTGAACTTGAATAGTAAGTTCCTCCACTAGCAGCCACAGAACCATTGCTTAAATTAAATGACGCAAAACCATTGCTACTTGAACCTGTATTAAATCTAAATCTTGTGTAACCATTTTGTTTGGCAAATACAGAATATGTTTTAACGTTAGAACTTGTTACATTAAATCCTATAAGGTGAACACCATTTGCTTGTGTTGGTTTTATTTTTGCTGCATTTAAAATACCACTAGGAGAAATAGAATCATTAGGTATTGTTGTTGCACCGTTTGTATTCCACACGCTAAAATCCTCACTATAAGTAATAAGATTTGTACTCTGTGGTTCAAGTAATAAATGACCATCAGTATTATTTGTGAAGTCTATGCGAGGTTCGGCTGAAGCCAAATCAAACATAGAATCATAAATTCTTTTACCGTGATCAATAATACCAGCCGGCGTTAAGTGTGTTGAGTCAGCTTTCTCAAGACCAACCATGGACGATCTAACTATGTTAGCATCTCCGTTGGCTATGTTGGTTTGCGCGGTAACAATAGCGCTTATATTTGAAGCAGGATTACCTTCGTCTACACCTAAGACAAACTCTAAAGTACTATTACTAGCGACGTTAGTTCTAAAATCGCTGATAATAGCGTTTAAATTTGATTGGTAGTTACTAGCATCAGTAGCATCTGTAGCGTCTTGTTCACCTTGAATCCATATAAAACCAGCAATATTAACTGTATAACCCTGGTTCTGTAAATCTAATACAGCCGCGTTAAACTTTGTAACCATAGTGTCGTAGTGGCCAGATTGACCAGGTGCCCTCCAATCATCGGCTAAACTTGTTGATCCTTCAGTGTACTTGAATATAGCTGGATTATAACCTCCTCTTTTTAGTAATCTAGAAAAAGTTACTTCAGGACCAAATATTTCACCATAGTTTTGTCTTTGTTGAGGGCCTAAGGTTTGCCAACCGTCAGATTTGCTTGTTGTGCCTATTTGCTCGTAGTTTAGTT